TTTTGACTGAAGTCTTAACCACAATATACGATGTCATTTGGAACTGGAGCAGGAAAAGGAGATCTTCCCCGTCACGTAGACGGCGAAGCGTTCAGAAATAACTTCGACGATATCTTTCGTAAGCAAAGGGAATTCACTTTTGCTAAATTACTCAAGCTACACGACACAGCTGTCGAAGAAGGAAAATTTGATTTAGCAGCAGAATACAAACAGAAAATAGACACACTAAATGCAAACACAATACAATGACCCCAAAGGGCAAGCGGGCTCCCTTAAAGCCCCATTGGGATTAGTCCCACCGTATGCAATGGAGCAGACTGCATGGGTCCACAATTTGGGCGCAGAAAAATACGGTCCGTGGAATTGGCGCGAGACTGGCGTATGTGCCAGCACTTATGTCAACGCGATCCTCCGCCATCTGAACGCGTGGCGCGATGGCGAAGATCTGGACCCTGAATCCGGTATCACGCATCTGGCGCACATTGCCTGTAGCGCGAACATCCTTATGGATGCAGAGGTATGTGGCAAGCTACAGGATGACAGGAACAAGCGACCCACTAACGACGAAACTGAGGAAGGTTCTCCGAAAGTAGGTGAGTTTGAGCTTGATGAGGAGCTAATGAACGACATCCTTAAATGGATTCGTGGCGAAGACGAAGAGCCACCAACTAAACATGTCGAAGACAATAAGCCGTACGAAGACTTTTGGGGTCCGCTTGCCGAAGACACCGTACCAGAATACCGCGTTCTTAAAAAAGGAGAGTTAATTCAAGAAGGCGATGAGTTCTTTGACGAACAAGTTGGCGAATGGAAAGAAACGAGCATAGTAAAAGCTATGGGGATAGAAGTGGAATACATTGATTTGTACCGCCGTAAGGTCGCAGATTGCGACCTTAAAGAAGACACTATACCAGAATACCACGTCCTCCTGAGAGAGGGCGATAAACTACAGGACGGTGATGAAGTGTATGTCGGTGAAGACCACTGGTTGCCTGTGTACGTTTCAGATTGGATGACGCCTTCAATTGTCCGTAACGGAACCTACCGCCGTAAGGTCGCAGATTGTGATCTTAAAGATAAGGTCGCAGATTGCGACCTTGAAGATGAATGCAAATGCGGTCGCCGTAAAGTTTATCATTGGCTTTACGGGTACATCTGCGAAGACTGCGACATCAAATATCCAGACCCACAACCATGAACAACGACCGACGAATGAAGATTACTGTGGAGATCCCACATGAAGGAAGCAAGATGGAGTTCACGTTTCCGCGAGACGCTCCGCTAGAGGAACTTGTCACAGTGTTTCGGACAGTCATGACCTACATGGCATGGCATCCCGATATCACTGAGTCCATGTTCAAGCGTGAGTTCCTTGAGGACAACTGCATCTAATATTTTGCCCCTTTAGTATAACGGTTATTACACGAAATTTGTAATTTTGATATGATGGTTCGACTCCGTCAAGGGGCTCCACAATTTCCCGTACCGGTTGGGAGAAACACGACAGTTTTGGCAGTAGCGGTCAGTGGATCGAGCCGCGCACTCTGAGCAAAAAGGCTGCATTCCCTAACGGGAACATAACAAAAAACGACAACGACACAATCAAGCTATTATCAGGCTTTCATCTAGCCCCCACACAATAGCGTTACCGATCAGGAACATGAACACAATAACATCAAGAATAACAGTACTGCCAAAAGGCGAATCAATCTTTAGCCAACTCGCCACAGAGATCAGCATTGTGGACGAAGCCGCTGGACCGTTTATTGAAATGAGGCAATTTCCAGAGGAGGGCGATGAAAAATATCTTCGCTTTGACCTTGATGAGTGGCCCCACATCGCGAAGGCTGTGGGCAAGCTGATTCAAGAAATCGAGAAACTGAAACAATGAGCAGGACACCAAAAACGAATCACGTCTATTGCCCACACTGCGACAGCAACAATGAGCCGTACTTCTCACGCTCTGTACCGATGGGTTTTTATTGTCGTGATTGCGGCGAAGACGTTGATGAAGAACAATCCGACCAAACAGAGGAAGACATGACTAACAAACAAATTAACATAGCCATTGCGAAAGCGTGTGGGTGGAAATATGTGAATAACGAAACTCATGCTCCAGATGGCTCCTTCTGGCGGTCAAAGGGGCTAGAAATCCCCGACTACTGCAATGATCTAAACGCGATGCACGAAGCGGAGAAGATTTTAACCGATGAATCACACGCAGACTATGCGTGTGAATTAGTTAAAACCATCCGTCAAAATGGTGAATGGTTTGAAAGTGTTAGCGCAACCGCAGCCCAACGCGCCGAAGCATTTCTCAAAACCATTAACAAGTGGGAAGGAGGGAGCGATGACTAAAGAAAAAATCAACATAGCGATTGCGAAAGCGTGTGGGTGGCGGCAATCCAAATCACCTATGTGGGAAGGATGGTGGCATCAAAAAGGAAAAAGAACCTATCAGCGATTCGCTCCCGACTACTGCAACGATCTCAACGCAATGCACGAAGCGGAGAATCACCTACCATCTGACAAAAAAGAAGATTACTGGTATCAGTTATACGAGAATTGTCGCCGATCAGTCTTCTCCCGTGTTGAAGACAACTATAAGATGCTACACGCAAGCGCTCGCCAACGCGCCGAAGCATTCCTCAGAACCATTAACAAGTGGGAAGGAGGGAGCCATGATAATTGACGAAATGACAACGACCGACAAAATAGAGTACTATAAAAAACTACTCGAACTTGAACGGCGTACGCTTGCGTCAGTTACTGAGCAACGCGATAAGTTGAAACGCGAGTGCGACGAGTACAAGGATCTACTCATCCGCGTGTACGACGATCTATTTGTGCACCATAAGGGCGAAGCAGTACGCGATCTAAAGATTTTGATGGGTGCTGTTCAGCTAACTGATGCCCTCTCCGCTATGGAAGGAGGGAGCGATGAGTGATACACCAGAAACAGACAAGCGTGTAAAAGACAACAAGCACATCAGATTTTTAGAAGAAGATCATTGGTCTTTAAATGGTAAATTTACATACACGCACCCGATCGTTGCTCTATGCAGGAGACTAGAACGCGAGCGCGACGAGTTTCGAGGATTGTTAATTGAGCTTTACAACGACATCAATGTGATCCATTCCGGCAAAGCTGTCAGCAAACTCAATAAACTTTTCAGGGATGAAAACTACAACTAAGGCTTGCACAAAGTGTGGCGAGCACAAAGAAGAAAGAGAATACTACTTTGGACGGGTCGATTGCATCAAGTGCAACAACGCCTACCACAGAGCTTACTACCAAAGGAACCGTGAAAAACGGATCAAACAAATCACAGAATACGATAAACGAACAAACCGAAAAAGATGAAACCATACTACTACGTATACAGACACAACGATAGGGGACCAAAAGTCCGCCACGCCACACTCGAAGCCGCACACGCAGAAGCCATGCGTCTCTGCGAACAACACCCGTCAGAGTCTTTTGAGATCCTGAAATGTGTCGGCTTTGCCAGAACAACCAAAGCAGCAACGTTCTGGATGGACGGTGAAGAGCCACCCAAAAGCGGAAACCCCTTCAGATATGTCAAACCACCAGAGTTCTACTAAGCTGCCGTCACGCCGCTACGATTGTAAGGTGTGCGGTCGAAAGGGACGCCGTAACAACGCGCCGGAGCAAAGGCTGAAAGAACCCGTCTGTCCGTCGTGCGAAAAAAGTCTTCGACATTTCGATTCAATTATCGCACACATGTCCCTCTTCGACATCATCAAACGTAAAATTAGAAACCGATCATGAGTGCTGTGGACGATATCATCTCAAAGATTATTACTGACAAAAACGCAGCCCTTAAAGAAGCTGCGCTGTGGAAAGCAGAGGCTGAGAGATGGAGACAAATAGCTTTAGAACAATCACATGAAAACAGAACAGATAGAGAAACAAATAATACAGAAACTAATCCTGACTGCCCTTAAAGAGGCTTATTTCAAAAGAGCCAAAAAAGAAAAGTTAGGGTCTACAGAACAATTAACAGCAGAAATAGACTTACTAGAAATCGCAATCAGAGAAATTACACAACAAATTAAAGAAGATGAAGAAAATTGAACCGTTCAAAATCATGGGCCGCAATGGCCATTCCTGCACACTCACGAAACTCAAACCAAAAAGATATTTGATTTCGTTCGTAAACCCCATTATTCGTTTTGGCGGTGTTCCTGAACTCGAATTCATCGATCCATCTGGTGGTCCTTTCATTAGTGTCGGAACTCCATTGAGAGAATACCACCCAAAATTGCCTAACAAAAAGATTGTGTCGATTGAGCGCAACGATAAACTCTTGATCATCGTAACCGAATGAAACAACAACCAGACCACAGCTCACGTGGACACGCAGAATTCTCGCCATCGTCGCTCAAGTACGTATCGAAGTGTGCGGGATTCCACGGACGGGAAGGCACAAATGCTGCCGCTGAAATGGGTACTCGAATCCATGAGGCGTTGGAGATCTTCGACCCGTCCGCTCTACACAACGAACAGGAACTGGATATCTACGAGAAGATCGTAGCGATGGAGAAAGAGTTCCTGAGTAACTTTGGCAACATCACTGAGGAGTACAACGAGATTCAAGTTACTGTAGCCCTCAACGGTACAGAGACATGGGGCACGTGCGACCGATTCCTGATTCTTGGAACCGGAAACGCTGTGATGGCAGACTACAAGACGGGCATCAGTATCATCGACCCACCGGAAAAGAACTGGCAAGCGAAGGCGTATGTCGTCGGAGCGTTCCAGAAGTTTCCTGACGTAGAGGAAATCACATTCGTGTTCTATGTGCCGCAACACAACCAGTCTCTGTACCACACGTTCAAGAGATCGGAAGACTACGACACACTGGTTCATGACTTGAGCGTAGCCATCCTCAAAGCGGAAAAGACGCGACCAAAATGGATCGGCGGCAAACCAGCTCTGGAAGATCTGACGCCTACCCCCAATTGCCGCTTCTGCCGCTACGAAGATATCTGCCCATCGTTAGGTGGACTTATTTTGGAAGTGGCGAAGAAGATCGACCCACAACTTCCAGATGTCGATATCGAGAATACGGAAGATCCCTTAGTCCTTGAAGACCTCTGGAATATTGGAAAGATCGTCACGAATTGGGCTGACCGCCAGAAGGCACGAACCCTTGATCTTGTCAAGAACGGACTTGAATTGCCTACATTGAAATTGCACTCAATGGGCTCATCGAAAAAAGTCGTTGACAATCAAGGGCTGTTAGGGATTGCTCTGGATTACGGAATGACCCCACACGAACTGATGGACGAAGCGACATTTCCCCTTTCAAAAATAGCGAAAGCGATTAGTGATCGCCACGAAAAATCAGAAAGAAAAAAAATATCGCAAGAATTTCTTGACGCCTGTCAAAATGCTGGCATCGTCGAAAGCTCTGACACGCGCTTCACACTTAGGTGAGCCGCCCGTCAAAAACAAGAAACAACAAAATAGACACTATGTCTAAAACAACAAACAACAAAGTAGAAACCAGTAACATGGAAGCAGTAACAACAGAAGTAGTAGCAACTAAGCCCACAGCAATCATCACCAACGAAAGTGGACTGATGATGGACTCCAGCGATATTGATATCCCCCGTATCAATCTCGTACAAAAGACTAGCGACATCAACGCCCCCGTTGGATCAGTAGTCGTCGATAAGAAACACGTCCTCCTTAAACCCGATGAACCTGCCGAAGTCGTTGTACTTGCGGCGATCAAAGGCTGGCGTGAAGACATCCCATATGATGATGACGGCATTCCGCGCATCGCGTATACTCCAGAAGACATGCAAGCAATTGCAGCTCAATCGGATTACGATATGCTTGAGTTCGCTGAAATCACATTGATGTTCAAGCAACCCGAAGGAAGTGAAGACGAAGAAGCTTACCCGTTCCCAATTGGCGACCACCAATATGCGATCGGTAAGATCAACGTTGCGAAGGATGCGTATCGCCAGACGTACAAGCGTCTTGCTACATTCGCAGCCTTCAACAAGTCGGTTCCCCTTCAGAACAAGCTCTGGAACTTTGAGTCCAGCTTGATGACGAAAGGGAAATACAGCTGGTACGCACCGTCTCTGAGCACCACTCAGAAGCAACCAGATGCCGCCGTTCTTGAATTTACCGCTAACTTCTCACGATAATGACTATTGACGCGCAACCTACTGAAACTGAAATCATCAAAGCTGAAGTTGAAATGCTCAGTAAAATGATTAACGAAGTCCTGAGCAACATCAAACAAGCTCAGGCAAACCTGATTAAGATGTCGGTCGTCCGCGACCACCTTCTTAAAAGCATTGAAAACAAAGACGAGCAATTGGTCTTCGATTTCAATGGACCCGATGCAGAGCAGACTGCTTAATAAAACTGTATAACTCAGCCCGTATCGGTACATGTTCAAACCGATACGGGCTTCCTACTACCCCCGATTATGAACACTACTCATGAATACATACGCACTGGATTTCGAGACATACTATGATAAGAGGTGCTCGATTAAGACATTAGGCCCGTTGGGCTATTTCTCTCACCCCGATTTTGACGCCTATATGGTGTCAGTAGTGGGTGATAATGGAGTCAAATTTGTTGGTTACCCAAAAGATTTTGACTGGAGCTTGCTTAAAGACTCTATCGTCCTTTCGCACAATGCGTCATTTGACGAGTCCCTTTATTTTTATGGGGTCAGCCAGAATTGGTGGCCTGATAAATGGAGTGGTGAATGGCACTGTACTGCCGATATGGCTGTATATTGTGGTCTCCCACGTTCTCTGAAAGGGGCCACAGCTCAGGCTTATGATCTCAAAGTTGACAAGTCAACGCGAGACAACATGAGTGGAAAGCGATGGGAGAACATGACCTCTGAGTTTAAGAAGGAGGTCAGCGATTACGCCCTCAAGGATTCGGAGTTGTGCTTGCAACTTTGGCAGGACTATTCCAGCAACTGGCCCGAACGCGAGCGTAGGATAAGTCTAGTCAATCGCCGTTGTGTACAACGAGGATTGCCAATGAACACTGAGCTACTTCGCCAGCAACTCGAAACTATCAAGGCTGAACTCTTTGAAGCAGAGAGTCTGATTCCGTGGATCGGGGAAAGGCCGCTGTTGAGCCGCCCCGCTTTTGACGATCAGTGTCGCGCTGTGGGGATTGAACCACCTGCTAGTTTGGCTGAAGGCGATCCAGACGCTGAAGAGTGGCTGCGTGTCAATGGGCAAAAGTTTGCGTGGGTTGGTGCTGTCAAGAACTGGCGGCGTATCAATTCCCTCAAGTGTAAACTAGAATCCTTCGATTATGCGACGATGCCGAACGGACGTTTCTATGGAAACATCATGTATTTCGGAGCCCATACTGGTCGCTTCTCAGGATCTGGTGGCAATTTGAATCTCCAGAATCTCCCTAAAGACGAGATGTTCGGAGTCAAAATGCGCCATCTGATCGCCCCTAAAGAAGGCAAGAGACTGCTGGTAGTTGACCTTTCGCAGATCGAAGTACGTACCCTTTGCTGGCTCGCCAAAGACTATGAGACGATGAAGGAGATCAAAGAATCGGAAGATATCTACGAAGCCTTCGCCATCCGTTTCGGTCTATGGTCCCGTGAAAAGGGCTCCCTCCGTAACGATCCTAAGATGCGCCACAAAGTGAAAGCGATGGTGTTGGGTTGTGGATACGGGGCTGCTGCTCCAAAGTTCGCTATGATGTCTGGCATGTCGGAGAAGGAAGCGAAGGACGCTGTTAATCTCTACAGATCGAAGATGAAGAGTGTTAAAAAGCTGTGGTCTGATTATACCACAGATATTATTACTTCTTATGATACGGAGAACAGATTCACTATAGACCTTCCTAGTGGCAGGACACTTGATTATGGGAGACTTAAACCAGTCAAACAGAACGACAAGATCCAGTATGTGGCGATGATGCCAAAGAATGGCAAGCGTGTGCCTGTCAAACTTTGGGGTGGTCTAGTGGCAGAAAACGCCAGTCAGGCTCTTGCCCGTGATATCTTCAGTCATATGCTATGCAAGATCAATGATATCGGAAACGGTGTCGAACTGATTATGCACGTACACGACGAAGTTGTCGCAGAAGTTGATGCTGATAAAGCCGAATGGGCTTTGAACGAAATCATTCAAATCATGTCCACTCCACCAGATTGGATACCCGACATCCCAGTTTCCGCTGAGGGACAAATTCTAACCAAATACGAAAAATGAGCTATCGATACCTAAAAAACTTGAGAGAAACCAAAGCCGTTAAGGCGCAGAGTCTTAACACCCTCCAGAAGCCCAAACCTAAATTTGCGTCCAAAGCAGATTTCCGTGCATGGTGTTCTAACGCAACTACAGACCATGTGTTCTACAATATGGTCGAAGGAAGTGCACCATCGAAGCGGATCAGCAATGACAACCCGCCGAACAAGATCTGTGGAGTAGTTGCTGACTACGATGCTCCAGTCAATTGGGGCAACATCGATAGCGATATCGCCGCAAAGTGTGGGGTCAACATGCCAACGTGGCGAACTAAAACCCAATCAGGATATTTGCGTCTAGTATGGGAGTTCGACAACGCGATCCCGATTGCTCCAGAGATGTTCGACGCATTCATGAAGCAGATGAACTCCTCCCTCAAATTGGAGCGTCTGTTTGCCGGATTCGATAGTACGTCCCTACGCGCCAGCCAATACTTTGAATTAGGTGAAGATTGGCACAATTTAGGCGGGAATGTTTCTGACGCGCTAGTGCAGACTGCGCTGATGAAAGCAGCTAATGACCACCCACCGCAATCATCTGATACTTCAATTCCAATCGCTGTCGTAGCGGCTGAAGTTGAAGCCCGATTCCCGAATCGTTGGATCGGAGAATTTGAAGTGGGATGCCGTGGGCCATTGTTCTGGATCGATGACGGCATCAATCGAGACGGGTGTCAGGTAGCAGAAGACGGGATCATCTGTTACTCTGACCGTGCTGGAAAAGGATTCGTGTCGTGGAAGGAAATCTTCGGATCGAAGTTCGTCAAGGACTACGAGGAGAAGAAGATGGGTAGCCTACTGGACGAGTACTGGTACAACGGACGCTCGTTCTTCAAAGTCCTGTTCACCTCTGCTGTCACGATTCCACGCGAACAGCTTGTGCTGGAGTTGAGGCAGTACGGATTCTCTATGAAGCCGAAGAAGGGTCAGCCGCTTTCCGAACTGGAATCGGCTATCCTGACTATCTCCAACCAGAATCGCATCGACGAGATCGCACCAGTCGTATTCTCGAAGGATCGGGTTGTAGCCTACAACGGACATAGAATCCTCAACTGCGCCAACATCCATCCAGTTGAGCCAGATTCCGACGGAGATCCAGCTAAGTGGCCATTCATTCACGAATGGCTCAACCAGTTGTTCGTCAATACAGCGGGCAACAAACCAACTGTGGAGTACCTTTACTCATGGCTCAAGCGATTCTATGGCGCAGTTCTAGAGCGTGAGTTCGTTCAAGGACAGGCACTGCTGCTTGTCGGGCCCACAAACAAAGGGAAGTCACTCCTATCCAACAGAGTTATTTCGGGTCTAGTGGGTGGGTACGCAGATGCCAGCGATTACATTTCTGGACAGACGAAGTTCAACAAGGATTTGGGTCGCGTAGCGGCGTGGGTCATTGACGACACTACGTCTGCTGCTTCGTTTCAAGACCAGCGCAAAGCCACAGAAATCATCAAGCGTTCTGTCGCCAACCCGCGAGTCGAGTATCAGGCGAAGTACGCTGACGCTATGTCTGTGCCGTGGACGGGGCGCGTTATTATGTCGCTTAACATGGATGCAAACAGTCTGTCTGTGATTCCGGCACTGGATTCGAGCAACAGAGATAAGCTTATGGCTCTTCGCATTAGCGATAAGGCTACCAGCAAGTTTCCCCGCAACTCAATTATTGAGGCTACGATCGAACAGGAACTACCTCACTTCGCTAGATTCTTGCTGGACTGGCAGATTCCTAAGCAGATCGAAGACTTCGGACGATTTGGAATTATCAGCTATATCGACGAGACTATTGCGTCCGCCGCTTACGATAACTCCAGCCGTTCTTCAGTTGCCGAACTTGTTGAGTTCTTCTCGAAGCGTTGTAGGGCACTCAATCCAGATATGGCAATCTGGCAGGGAACTCTTACAGAGTTTCAAGTTGCACTGCACGATTTCAACAATGGTCGTGGAGTCGGAATGTCCAACAATCTGGAATTCGTCCGCCGTGGCATGTCCACGATGGAGGAAGCGAGTCGCAATAACAAGCACTTGCGTCCAGTGAAATCCCATGGACAGGGCGGTGGTAAGATTTGGGAGATCAATCTAGACCCCAAATTCGACATCACAGTCAACCCGCAAGATACTCCTTCAGAGTCGTAATGGGACTGAGCTTCTTAATTTCAATGTGGTATCCATCGACACTATACTTGAAATTTGAATCTTCATCCACATGACCAGCTGGTTTGAAAGTAGAACGACGCTTGAATGAATCCGTTTTAATCCATCCTAAAATCCACAACTTGTTCAACGAGTTGTGGGAACGGAGGAAAACATAAACGTCGTTCTCAAACATATGGGTCTTCTTCGATTCCACAGACGCCAGATATTCTGGCTTAGGGATCGAAGAAGCCTTTTTTGTTTTTACTTCTACAGTTTTTCCAGACTTGCATTTGATATCGTAGCTTTTAGTTGCTACGCTATCTTCAGCAACAAGTTCAGCTAGATACTTTTCTACTGCAATTTCCCCTAAGAACCCGTTCATGCGTCCAGCACCTCTTGTGTGAGAGTTTGCTAGAATGCCCATTTGTTCGGTCATGTCAGCGGCGCGTTTGAAATCCTCTCCTGACGGACGGAATTCTACATATTTCCCGTCAGCGACGGGTTTGAATTGTTCAAGCATTTGCTTTAGTAATACGTTTCAAAAAGGTGTCCCATGCTGGAAAGAAGATTTCCTCCATGCATCGAACTACTGGCTCCTGCTCATAGCGATCAGCAAATCCCACTCCTGATAGAAGCAGCGATGCCTCCATCAGTTCGTGGCGGATCGTAATCAATTTGGCAGAGTCTGATATCGCACGACTAATCTCAATGGTCTTGAGGTCGTGCTTATATTGGCCGTAAGTGTCATCGAGATCGCAGAAGAGTAGGCGTACCCGCCTACCCGCTACCATGATGGTCTTTGGCCACTTGCTTTTCATTTTCTCTCAGGCAAGATTTTGTTCTGCAATAGTCGATACTCAACTACATCAGCAAAGTTAGGTTTTGCCACAGCACTATTTTGCTTTTCGACAGCCATTACAGAAGAGACTTCTTCCATACGACCAGCGACTCCAGACTTTGATGCTTTTGCAGTTCTATATTCTTCGTTGTCGAGAAATTCTTTAGAAGCTTCTTTGAACTTTCCTTCCCTCAAAAAGGAAAGTGTTTTCGGAGAACCTGTAATGTCCCCACGATAAGCTCCACTAACAATCTGTGCCTGAAGCTGAGGAGAAAATGTGTCAAACTTATCAGGACCAATAAGTCCTTTGACTAAATCTATTTTCTTATTGATGTCGGCTACAGCGATTTTTTGTGCTGTAGCCTCGTTGATCTTTTTCCCATAATATGGGCTAGCCTTTAGATCAGCGTCTTTTCCTTTTCCAATAAGTGTTCCAATGCCGACCGTCCAGTTATTTTTGGAGTCGAGATAAGGTTCAGCTTTGAAGCCTTCGTGTTTACGAATTACTTTGAAAGCTTCAGATACTAGATTTTGATTTTCCATAAGTTTGAAATGCGTTGAGTAAGTCAAGTCTAGCTTGACCTACTACTCACATCTTCTCCTTCTTGACCTTAACAGCTCCGCTGTGTAGCTCGTCTTTAAGTTTGCCCTGTTTCTTCTTAGAGAGCGGGCTAACTTTGGAGAGCAAGTAAGCGACTTGTTTCTTAGATTTGGATTTGGATGGATCTGGTTTCACGGTTTCTCTGCGGATAGCCAGCTAATAATTGCGTCTGCGTAGACTCTGGCAAGTTCTTCGCGACGGGCGGAATAGAAAACGGTTTCTTCGACATTGCTGCCGAAGTATGGTTCGAGAATTGCGGCAGGACACGGAGTCCTTTGCAGGAACGCGGAACCTCTGTCCTCTTTAGTGATCGGCTTCAGACCTCTGGAATTAGCGGACGGGAATGCCTTCTTGAAAGCGAAATGGAAACAAGAAGCCAGTCTGGCAGATCTTCCAGAGCTGTGCCAGTGCAGGAACTCATAGCCCTTTGCGTTGGGGCCAGCAGAATTGAAGTGGAGTTCGATGGCGACATCTGCTCCGTATTCCTGAATCTGCTTCGCAATCCAGCTCATCGCGCTGCTATATCCAGTCCCCTCGTAGCGAGACCAGACTTTGACGTCGTGCTTTGCGTCGCGGAGAAGTTCCGCTGTACGCTCTGCTAATGGCTTATTGAACGCCCACTCTGTGACGCAGTTGGTATTCACCGCACCCTTGTCGCCGGAACGGCTGTGGCCTACACAAATTGCGATCTTTTTAGGCATACGGTGAATACCTTTCTGCGGATCACTTAGCGTCTTTGGCCTTGATCAAGCCGATGCCAGCCGTCACAGCTGCGAATGCGCCGACAAAATCGGGCGCACCACCTTTGAGGATTTGGATGCCAACGCCCGAAAGCGTAGCCACAATTGTCAGGATGCCTAATGCGGTTGTTCTCATTTGTCTGTGGGGTTATTTCTCTTGCGCCATTTCACAATGATCTGGCTGACCATGTTATACAGTGAAATAATACTGATTGCAAGCAGAATAACGCTGCCGCTAAAGCGTACCCACCAGTCCAGTTGTTCCTGAAATGAAGTAATTAGAGCGAGTGAGGATGCGGCGATTCCAGTAAATCCATTAGTGTAAGACCACATAGGGTTAACAGATAGGTCAGTGGTTAAGTGGTCGCTAATCATTTTACTTAGTACATGTTGTAGGGAGTCCCGTTTCCTGAATAAGGGTCGATGGTAAAGACTTGTCGCGCACCGCCTCTGGAGGCATCTTTCTCCTCTTCCAGTAGCTGGCGGCAGACTTGCCAGTGGTAGCCAGAGCGTTCGATGTCAGCGTTGTCTTCCGCTGTAGTGGCTAGAATGGCGCACTTAATAGCGTTCACGTTGCCCAAATAGACGATGTCGGACTCGTCCATCAGCGGCAGGAACGCCCGCTTGAGGAGCAGGAAGACCTTCTGAGTAGCTCCGTTGTTCGGCTCGCTAGTGCGGAAACGCCTGTATCGGGCAACGAAATCTCCTCTGCCTTCTGCCAGAGTGTAGGTGTCTGCTCCTGCTATTCCGACGAGACGGACGTTCACTGGAATGCCTTCAAAACGGACTTCGACCACTTTACGGATGTCCGTATGGGGCGACAGCATTGAGGCGGCATTGCTGATATCGTAGGTATAGTTGCTTGTCGCGCCACTTTCCCGCTCATAAACGACATGTACGTAGCCATCGTTTGGCAAAGTTGTGTTGGGCGAGATAGGCTCCAGACGCAAAGTATGGTTGGTATCGTTGGGCAGGACTTCCTTTACGGGTCCGTAACCGTCATCAACAACACCGAAAATCGGGAAGGCTTTGTAGTTATTGGGGACTCCACCGATTTTGTAGTCATGCCATTGGGCCCACAGATTCTTAGGAGTGCCGTCTACAGTGGCGCACATGATCGATTCGGCCTCTGCTGGCAGGGAGAAATAGCCGTTCGGAGTGGTAATCTCCAGCTCGTAGCAGAGATCCCGCCAGTAGCCCATCGCGTAGAGTCGCGGCAGGACGAGATTTAGGACGGGCAAAAACTGCTGATCAGGCGAACAGTAGTTCGACAGCTGGTCAGACAGAGACTTTACGGTCATAGCGGGCATAGGGGCAGCTTACAGGAAAAAGGGTTGGGGGTCAAGGATTAAGGGTTCAGGTAAAGGGGTTCGTGGTACGGGCTCCAGTAGAAGTGTTCCAAATCGGTTGTTCATCCGCATTAGCGTAGGGATACCATTCAGAGGCTTCTATTGTCAAAGACCCGCCAACAACTGTTCCAGCACCAAAAACAGCACATCTAATATTGTGTGTTTTAGATCTTACTTTCAATTGACAGTCGGTATAAAAACCCTCTTCAAATTCTTCTTCCCCTCTAGTTAAAGAGCCAAAGCCGTTACCGCTAACATCAGAAACTGAAATTGTAATTGGTAGATAATATCCCTCATTTGTTTTGTACGGAGCTGTACTCGACATATCAACTGAGGATGGTTGGGGAGGTAAATAATCTGGTTGTTCTTTATAGAAAATATCAATGAAAATAGAAATAAATCTGTTAACGAATGACAGAGAAACTTCTGATTCTTTATCGAGGGCTTCAGTTTTATATTCAAAAAAACCACCAACACCAATACCACCACCAGTCTGGCGCACTCTTAGTATACTTCTAATAATATCATAATTAAGATCTATAGTTTCATTGTCAGGATTTCCTTCGTCGTCAAATGCTTCGATAACAATAGAACCAGATAATGTAAACTTTTTAATCCTGTATTTGAACTCCATCAACTCGTCTAAAGTTAATGGACCAAATAAAAAATAGTCAGCAGTATCTGGAATTGCAGCAACATCTACCTGAAACGGATATGGCTTTGTAGCCCGTTGCCTTCCGCGATATATTATTCGTTCGGCCATTATACACGTGATTGATGGGTTGGTGCTGGTTCAAGAACTAGAACAGATACGCCATTGTAAAAGGAATTGGATGTGCGATATGAAGTAGTGATCGCTTGCCATGGAGTTAATTTAACTCCATTCTCTGTACTTTCAGTAGTAACTTTCCCGATAAGTAAGCGCAGTTTTGATTGTGTAGCTGTTTCTCCAGACCCCGTCATAACGATTTCGTCTGTCTCTCCAGCATCGACTGCTTTTATAGTGAAACCAGTAATTATAAAATTTGATGGTACATTAGCCTCAGCGATAATAAATTTCTGAGAAGTAATGCTGATATCTATATTAAGATTAGTAATATTAAATGGACCCCCGTTTGTTCCGTCCATAATACTGGAGTAAGACGCGACTTTAAAAGACGGCTGTACTCCGCTTCCGAAGGTAGAGTCCTTTGTAGTTATCTTAAAAGGAAATTGGATATCAGATCCGCCGCCGCCGCCTGATATACTACCTCTCACCCTAATTGCCTCTGATAGGGGAATTTGTGTCTCTGAAAAAGTTGAGCTAGATGTCGCAGATGATGCGACAGTATTCTGAATCGGGGAAAAATTTTTATCCCGAATACGGCGAGATGAACGCATAGTCTCGCGTATGAATTCATCCATGTCGTTTTTATAGTCCATAATTTAAGAAGCGAATAAACCCGCATTTACAACTTTTGCAGAACATTTTACCCAACCCCATTTGAAGGGCTCTGCTGATGAATCAACGATATAGAGTCCAGATCGGGGTATATCTGAAGGAGTTGTTGCTGGAAAAGATGAGGGCAGTACTGATACTGTCAATGATCCAGTACTTTCGTTAGAGCGAGCATCAGCATTAAAATCTCCGTCTAAACGGGCTCTAGCTGAGGCTCTAGCACCAACAGAATTATACTGGTCGGCATTTATGACCGTTAAGGCTCTATGTATTGTCGGAGCTAAATTAACAATATCTTTATTTACATCTCGACTAAAAGAGCTATCTGTTTGGACTCCTTGTGCGTTTCCACGCACACCGTCTATAGATTGCAAAATAGTTTCACTCGCGACCGCTTTAGCACTTGCAGTAACTGAGCCGCCAGTCGCTACAATAGTATGTGCTCGAGGTTTGAATGTCGGCCACACGTTTATTTGTTGCCCTATTAAAGAACTCAGCCTATTTCTCAAATCTGTTTCAGACATAGACCCATTTCCTGAATTATAATAAAAGAAATAAATTGTAGCAGGTATGTCACTTCCAAAAATACTCTCAATCTCAGTCGCTATAGTTGGAATCGCCGCTTCGCGAAATTGCCCACTTGATGATGCCATACACTCTAAAGTACCACCACCAGTAGCTGGCATCGTACCAGATGAACTAGCATCTCCATCTGAACCAGACGAATCAAACGTCCAATACGCTGTTATGGACTTCAGAACTGTTGGCATCTGAATATCCGTTCTAGTTGGTAACGAAATAAGGTACGAGTTAAGAGCCGCTATTGGAGCTTCTTCGACAATCTTCAGCGAACGATCTTCGTTTACTGCTCTGTAAGAAGTGTTTGGTTCATTAAAGGTTGTCGGCGGAACAACCATTTGTTGTGTGCTAACAACTTGTGTGTTCAACAGATAGTCCCATTCAGAGCCTTTGAGTTCGGGCCATGATTCAACTTCTACCGTTTCCTTGACAAAACTCCCGTCTCCTAACGGAGTGACAGTAGACTGTACAACATTTACGCCAGTGTCTACTTCGATTTCATCTTTAGAATATGTTTCTATTGTGTTAGCGGGGGGGCCACCCTCCACATAAGCCCGCTTCCCAATTAAGGAAATATCGTCGTCCGGCTCTTCTCTGGACACGATCTTTACGAGCTTAATGTCGGGATTGATCTGGTCTTCAGTAACGGAAAGCTGCGATCCAGTTAGCACTGGCTGTTCAGCGAGTCCTTCGACGATTTGTTCTGTCGTAGTCTGTGGGATAGCCGCTCTAAACTTCTCTGGAACGAGATCACTCTTTTGTGTTCCATACGAGAGCTTGTAGTCTAGAAATGCTATCTCGATATATGTGTGTACTTCAGCGACGTACAGAGAATCCAGTTCCTGTTCATTGATCCGCTGTTGTTGGCGGTCAAAGAAAACATATTCTACTCCGTCAAACTTATCCTCTGGAATGTTCGGCATCGCTGCCCCGAACTCAATATCTAACGGCTGAAAGTTCTCACGTAGCGTTACGTAAGAGCGTTGAACAACACGGAACTCACGACCGCCAGCATTGCCAACTACGTTTCGATATCCCGAAGAGAAGTTGTAGAGATCCTGATTCTCCCTATCAGCTGCGTAGAAGAACTCGAAGATCTCGTTGCGTTCGATGTCTACTGGCTTGATGTAGACGAGCTTATGATCTGGCCATTTATTGGCATTAGGATATGGGGAGCCGTATTCAGGGAACGGGTTGCCGCGATTACAGTCACGTACTTCACTAAACAAGACATCCCCAATAATTGGAGTTGGGAAAATCTTGCGGTCTTGTCTGTATGGAGCTTGTGGTAATTGAGAGACGGCCATGTTAAATTAGATTAAGTCGGTTCCCATGAAATGGTCGAGAAATCGTATCCGATCGCTCTTGCAGTTGTACTGCCTCCAGATGTCCCAGCTAGAATAACTACATAATTTGTCGTATCAAGAGTTAATCCAGTAAGGTTTGTATAATGTAGTGTAGTCGCTGATGTTGGTATTCCATTTCCGTGTAGCGTAACGAAGACATCTAATTCAGTATTGCTCACCCGCGAGAACACAGCTTCCATTGTCCAAAATAGATTAGATGGAGTTGTTAGTGATGGAGTAAAAGCAGTAGAATCAAAAACTGTTGTAGGACTTCCAGATGGACCAAATGACAGTGTAATCTGTCTAGTTGATGGTGACGTATCAGTCGTTATTCTACCAAAATATTTTGCTTTAACTTGACCTCCAGTATTACGAATTCCAGTAGCTGGAATCGTATATGAGTTCATATTATATGGGGATGTAGATGAACTAAGATAAGCAGTAGAATCGGTGTTAATTGTACCGCCAACTCGTTGACCGGATGGGCCTGCAATGATTCTTGGATTAACGAGAATCGATCCTTGAGTCGAGCTAACTTGAGTAACATGCCCCAATTTAATTTGACTATTGATGAAGTTCTGTTGCGTATTTGACCACTTACCATCTGTTGACAACCAGATTTCATCGCCAGCTGCCATTCCAGTAGTCGTGTATCCAGCAGTATTTGGGAGTCCTCTCACAAGACCAGTGAGGGTTATATATCCGTAACCACCAGCAGTAATCGCTTGTGTGCTTACGCCCAAAGTTTTATTCGCAAGAGAATTTACGCTTGAAGCAATTTTTACAGATGGGGTATCTCCAGAAGCAACGCCAAAAATATAAACAGCAGCTCCATTTGGGATCGTTACGCTATCCGCGTTTTGTACATAAATGTTCTGTTCCTGTCCAACTTGTAGCGTTACGTCGCCTTCGAGTTTTAGGTCGAGTGTTTTGTCAGTCGTGTTCCAGCGCATCTCTCCAGTAGCGAGTGCGTCTGAAGATGGAGAAGATGTTTTGTATGCGAGCGTATCAAACACAAGTGCATCGACGGCTGTGCCGTTATTTCCAGTACCTCCTTTTGCTACTGGAAGAATTCCAGTAACTAAAGCTGTTGAAAGATCTACGCCAGTTGATGAATTAGTGCCGCCGTTAGCAATCGGAAGTACTCCAGATACGTGTGTGTTCAGACCAATCTTCCCATAAGATGGGGCTACTCCAATACCGCCAGAAATAAGGGCGTTCCCAGTAGCGACGCCAGCCAACTTTGAAAGTGCTGTCGTTCCGCTCGCGTAGAGGATATCCCCAATAGTGTACGATGTTTGGCCCGTTCCACCAGTTGCTACAGAGACTGAACTTTGAGTCGCGAGTGCGCCTAATCCCAAAGTCGAGCGGGCAGCAGCAGCGTCTGCCTGACGCAAGAATCCGGTGCTGGCTTCCAGCATAAAGGAAGAGGAACTAATTTCTGCGATGTCACCAGTACCAGTCGTTGGCTTTCCAACGATCGAGTAGCCGGATACAGGTTGCATCTTGCCGAACGTGACGGCGTCGTTAGCGATTGTTGTGAGACCAGCATTAGAAATAGTGACGTCGCCAGTGACTGCGACGGATGTCGGAACGCTGCCGCTGCTGCCTACGAGAATATTGCCGCTCGACATAGAGGCGAGCTTCGAGTGTGCGATAGCAGCGGAAGCATTGATGTCCGCGTTGACGACGGCTCCAGAGGCGATCGATGTCACGCCAGTATTGGAAATAGTAACATCTCCAGTAACGGCAACGGATGTCGGAACATTGCTGCTGTTGCCTACAAGAACGTTTCCGCTGGTCAGAGAAGCAAGTTTGCTGAACGCGATTGCGGCATCGGCTGCGACGGAAGTATTCGTTACTGATCCGACAGATGGCACTGAAACGCCAGCGTCTGAGATGGTCAAGATGTAGGTATCTGATGGCATGGTATTAACTGATTGGGTCTACTGGAACTCCTTTAGTGATGTTGGCTCGTACGATTACGGAACCGTAAATAAGACGCTCCATGACTGTTCCGCGACGCATGAAGATGTCATACTCGTAATCTCCAGCTGGTTTAAGCAGTAGGGTATTTGCCTCTGTAAGGGCTAAGGAAACCTGTCCGTTTACGCCGCTATTGAGAATAGTCGCCGTAAACGAGACTACCTCTTTCTTAGTAGCCGTCTCACGGATATCAGCATAGAACGTAGCACTGCCAATATTGACGGCAGCACCAGCCTGATTCTGGATCGTCAGCACGAATGTGTATTCGGCTGCGCGATCAATTGTGATATCGTAGTTAGCGGCGAGCATTTTAGTTAATCTTAGAGGGCTCTATAGAAGATAGCGGTTCCGGTGATTACACCAGTGCCGCCAGTAATAGGGGTATCAATGCGGAGTAGTGCTGGATAGGTGATCGACGTTTGAGTACCAGAAAGAAGTGGAGCATTTAGAGCCGTCGTAATTGTGCCGGAAGTAACCCACTGCATAGCGCAGTAATCACCAGCAGGAACGGTTGTAGCGGTCACGATTACAGCACCGCCGCGTCCGGCATTTTGTTTGAGGATTGTGTCAGTCATAATAGGAGTCTATATAAAGGTTGGGGTTTAATCAAGGGTTATTGATCCGTCAGGGTTTGATGTAAATTGTGGGATTTGTTCAATCTTTTGCTGGATGATTTCCACAAGATCATCACGCTTGCCAGTAAATTGTTGAAGCATGAACTGAACCAATTGATTATTTAGCTCAATCAATTCGACCGCATCAGTCCCCAATGCCTCGATTCGTTCAGTCAAAGTGAATTGGTTGTTAGACCATAAAGCATCGAACGCATTAAGCCATTGCCTGAACATTTGATCTGCAATTGTTTTTGGCACACGCTTAACCGATTCAATCGTGCGTTGAAGTTGGTCTGGTTGAATTGATTGTTTTGGGGATAGTAAACTCATTGTTTGTTATTACGTTGCGGTTCCAAGAATGATGTTCTTTACAGTTCCGGCGTCATTGTAATCAAGAATGAATTGCAAACCATTTCGGCGGATTGCAAATTCACCTCTGGCTAGTGTGTTGTCGCGTTCCACACCATCACCAGCAACGGCAGTAATAGTTCCAGTTGCTGGAGTGGCTGGAGATCCAGTCACTTCATATGTAAAGCTATTTGTAGCAACAGACAAAATTGTTTTTGTCCCATTGTATGCTGCCTGAGATGCGCCAGCAATTATTACTAGCGCACCAACTGAATATCCATGTGCATTAAGAGCAACAGTTGCCGTTGTTCCAGATCGAGTGATTGTGACACTTTGAGATCTTTTTGCGTCATCATATTCTGTCGACCTGTTCTGAACAGTCATGGCGCACATGCCAGTATTGCCGTGCAGTCGAATGTATGACGGAGATGATCCGTTTGAATTTAATCTTAATGTGTTTGCATTATAAACAATAGAACTTTGACCAATTGCTGTGGATGAATTGCTATATGATTCACAACCATTTCCGATAGCTAATGATGACCCGCCATAAGCACTTGAATAATAACCAAAAGCAATATCATTAAGACCAGTTGCGCTAGAATATACTCCGATTGAAATAGTCTGATAATTAGAAGAAACCCCTAAGATTCCAATAGCTATAGATTCGCTACCAGCAGCATTATTCCCGTATCCAATAGCAGTTGAAAGATCACCTTCAATAATATTAGAAGTCCCAATTGCTGTGCATCCTGATGGGCCTACTGCACTAGAAAACGCTCCGACAGCAGTATTATAATTACCAGTTGCCGTAACACTAGCACCAATAGCAGTTGATGATCCATCACCTGCTGTATCTCCAATTGCTGTGGCTTGTAAACCAATAGCTGTGCAACCATTGCCATCTGCTGATGATCCAGAACCTACAACAGTTGAGAAGCCACCAGCAGCAGAATTATTAAGTCCAAAAACACTACAGGCAACACTTGGATCTTGTGTGCTATATGCGCTAGTTTGATAAATTGTTACGTTATTTCCTACTGCTGTGGATACTACTCCATTATTTGTAAGTCTAATGCCATAATTGATGCCTTCTAATTGATTGGCAACTTGTGTTGAGGAATCACGTAGAGATTGAACATCTAAAGCGTTTGCCCCTCTCGTGTTGCCAGTAAGATCGCCACCGATCCATGCAGTTCCAACTTTACGCATCGGCAATCCATCAGGCGTAACGGCACGGACTGAATCTGTTCCTTCTTGTGATTCAGCTACTGTTGCAAGTTCGACAATGCCTTTAGCGGTAGTTGAGGAATCTATGATTGAACCATCAGAGTTGCTAGTAATAGCAATCGTTCCAGATGTATTTGGGAGTGTCCAATCACGATTTGCTGTAATATCGGCAGTCTTTAGGCGTCCAGTAAATGTGCTGAAGAACCAGACGAACCATCCGCGAATACGCTCGACAGCGGATCGGTCATTGCTTGGAAGAGCTGATCCAAATAGATGATGATATACTCCACTAGTTGATTCAGATCGAGCACCTGTGCCAGTAGCAGATAATGCATAAACTCCAGTGTTAGAAGATGATATGGCATTAATAGCAGTCCCACTAGTACTACTAAATGAAGTTGTGCCAGTAGATGATGGTCGCAGAACTAATGTATTGGCTACAGCACTACTAGTCGCAGTAGTCGCGCCAGCAATATTAGTGCCATTGCCAAAAATGTAGCCTGTTAGGTTTGTAGTAGTACTAGTCGTAACTGTATTTGGTCCAGCTGCGCCTGTCGCACCAGTTGCACCTGTTGCACCCGTTGCACCAGTTGCGCCAGTTGCACCAGTGTTTCCTTTTGGCAGAGTTAGATTCAGTACTTGCGAAGGGCTGGAACCAGTAATACTAGCTGCTGCTGATACACCAGTTTCTCCAGTCGTTACTGTGCCAATCGTCAAAACGTTGGCTGGTCCAGTCGGTCCAGTAGCACCGTTTAATGCAACTTGTAGTTCTATCCCATTCGTAACGGACAACGAAACATTAGAGTCATTATCCTCAGTAATACTAAGGCTGTACTTTGGCGTTTCATTTATGACCAGTTTATTTGCCATTATACGTTACTAATGTTAGCTACAGAGTTTACTTTGCCGTAAAGAAGTTTGGTCGTTACGCCAGATTGAGTCCAAAAGAAGTCCCACTTGTATTGTCTGGTGGGGCTGATCTCTTTTGTTTGAGCGGCAGTCAGGGAAAGTTTAAGAGTCCCGTCAGTTGTTGCACCTACGACAGTTACTGCAAAGGCAGCGATGAGCGGCTTCTTATTCTCTTCACGGATCTCTGCGATATAGGTAGACCCAACGAAATTTATTGGAGTCTCAAAAGCGTCAAGGACTCGCAACGTGAAGTTGAAGTCCTCGCCGCAAGAGATGGAGAGATCGTAGTTTGCTGCCGACATCGTGGACAAATATAGTTATTTGTCTATGCGATGTCAAGGCTTAACGCTTCGGCTGTGCTAGTGCCTGTTCGATAGCAGCCATGAATCCGCCGCCTTCTTCGCCGCCGCCCTTGCCCATCTTGCCCATCTTGCCCATCTTGCCACAGCCACACTTTTCTTTGTCACCGCCGCATTCTGGACAGGACTCGCCTTCCATCTCGCCTTCGGCTTCCATCTCGCCACCCTCTTCTTCGTACTCGCCGCCCTCTTCCATTTCTGGCTCTTCTTGAGCGATCGGAACTCCAGCAATAGATACAGGCATAAGCATGCCGTCCATAGCGAGGAACTCGACTTCAGCGGTAAATGGCTCTGATTCTGCATTTTCGGGCAGTTTCAAGCCTTCAGGAAGTGGGATATGGATCATCATTTGAGTGTGCGGTAATAGTCTAGTGCGATCTTAGTGTCGGACTTGTTGAGGGCATCAGGATTGCTGCTAACAAATTCGCGGAGCTGATTCATCTTGCTAGCATCCATTTTGGATTTGGGGTCGAAAGCAGTTCCCATTGTCTTGCGGAAAAGGGCTGACATGCGGTCTTCAGAGATCTCTGGAGCTTGCGTTTCGGATTCATCTACAATGATTGCTTTGGGGGCATTACCAGTTTCGATATCTTCGTAAGCTGCGAGAGCATCAGATTCACGCGGAGCAGTTTCCGCTGGCTGTACAGGAGGTGCATCAATCAGGGCTCTACTCAAAGCTTCTCCGTCAAACTCTGGAGCAGGAGCGGCTTCTTGACGGCGGATTGGCTTCCCTTCTTCGTCGAGAATTCCGCGAGCGATCAGTTCTTTTTGTTTGTTTTGAAAAGCCATATCGCCCTTCATCGCTCTGGTATATGCGCCTACAGTGTCGTCAATATTTTTACCAGCGGCGTAGATCGAAGCGACTCCGCCCAAACCACCTTCAACTGCGCGTTGGAGGAAGTTCTTTTCGGCTAGATCTTCATAGGCAGCTTCGTTTTCTTTGCGGTAATCAGCGTCAGTAGCGAGTTTTCCAGCGCGGACGAGTTCAGTGGCGGCTCCGATAACGGGAGCTGCACGCCCAACGGCTTTAGCGCCAGCAGCTAGTTTGGGGAGTGCTTTTTTAACTCCTTGAGCTACTGCCTGTTCGGCTTGTGCAGTAGCGCGACCAGCTTTAGAAGCCATAGAGGGCAATTTTTCAGCGGCTTTCTTATCGAGATAGGCTTGTGCTTTAGCGTTGCGGATGTCAATTTGTTGTTTGCCCATCCGGTCCAGATTTACTTTAGACTGGATCTTCCTTTCTTCTGGAGAAAGTTGTTTTAGCCTATCGGCAATAGCTTTTTCAAGTTCGGTAAGAAAGTCAGCCATAAGAAAGGAGTGTTAGGGTTACACTATACAGGATACAGGATACAGGATACAGGGAGCAGGAACACTACACTATCGGAGTGTAGTGTTCCTGATTAGGGTTTAGTGGGTGCGATACCAGATAGTACCATCGCTCAAGAAGCGAGCGGTAGTACCAGTAAGGATCGCCGCAGTGGTCGCAGCTGTCGGAGCTGGCGATGTGCGGATATTCGCTGTCGCTGATGTGGCAGTAGCCGTACCGGAACCGCCGTTCATGACGATGATGTCACGAATAACTCCAGAAGGAAGCGGGAGGTTAACAGTACTGGTCGTGCCGGAAGTGATCAGAGTGAGTTTAGAGGTCACAGTGATTGTGCCAGCGGCAGAAGTCACAACGTCGCCAGTAGGCGCAAGGCCGAAGACAGCGTTCAACGGGAGCTTACGAACCTTCGACGAGCCAGTCGCCGTGAGGTCGTAAACAGGAAGAAGGTCGTCGCCAGTCGGCGTCGAATTCGTTGCAAGAGTTGGAAGGTCGTCGAGCGTAGGCATAGTCGTATGGGGGATGTGCTAAGGGGTTCCCGTTATGGGAACCCCTTAGCGGTTTGATTAGGCAGCGGGGGTGGTGCTGTCCCGTTTGAACAGGATTACATAGCCCATGTCAGTCTTGATCGGCTTCGTCGCGCTGGCAAGGATGCCACGGAAGAAACCAGTCGTGCCGTCAGGGTTGGTGAGTTCGTTGAGGATGTTGGTCCACTTGAAGTCACCGCGATAGTTGACGGGATTGAAGGTCAGACCGTTCGAGCCCGACATTGGGTTCGGGATCTGCGACTCCATCACTTGTGGGTGGATGATGTAAGCAGCCTCGAAGTTGGCGGTATCGTAAGAAGCGTTGTAGCTAGTGATACCGTTGTTGACAACGTACGGGAGAACGCGAGTAGCAGTGCCAGAAGCGATCGTGAAGCGGGGAGCAAGATCGTCAACCAGATGGTAGAAACCACGGAAGGACTTCTCGACACCCAACGGAGCGATGAGTTCCGATACTTTGGCGTTGTTGTAGCGAACATCGTCGCGGAAACCAGCCTCAGTCTGGAGCGCGTAGGAAGCTTCCGACGAGCAGACAAGAGCGAACACTGGACGACCGTTTTCCTTGCCGTACGACTCAGCAGCAGCACCCTTACGAACAAGCTGGAAGTACAGCGAGTCGAGGATCTTGTTGCTGATGTTGGCGGTGGGGGTGTAGTCGTCAGACGAACCGCTGGAGACGAAGTCGTTAGTGAAGTCAACGCCAGTGATCTGAGCACCTTCAAACAGCGTGGTGGCCGATTGGTCGATGATAGTCACAGTCGGAGTGCCAGTTGCGAGGCAGGGAACAAGGTTCGCTGCAACGCGCTCGTACTCGTCACGATAACGGTTTTCCCATGTGTAGCGGCTCGACTCAGTAAGCAGGTCAAGGATAGCGCGAAGCTGTTCTTGACGATGAGCTGCGAAACGGAGGTCTTCGAGCGAGATACGGGGCGATTCGAGA